TTGTCAAAGAGGAAACCAATGCCTGAAAAAATAATCAAAGACCTAAACCATAAACTAATGTATCCGCGATTCGCAAACCGGTTTCAATTAGCAATCAAGTTTGCAAACGACTACTACTTTCACGGCAGGGTTAGAATATCTGAAACCTTCCGAACCATGAAAAGACAGGAGGAACTTTATGCCAAAGGACGAACAAACAAAAAAGCAAGGGTTGTTACAAAGGCTAAAGCTGGTCAGTCACTTCATAATCTTGGGTGCGCCGCTGATCTTTTTATTCTCACGCACGATGGTAAATATCAGGAAAAACTACCGGAGTACAAACAGCTGGCCGGGATAATGGTTCAATTTGGCTTAAAACACATTAGAGCCGCCGACTATCCTCATTGGGAAATACCAACACGCTTCGACTTGCCAGAGCTTTACAAGAAATATAAGGCGGAAGGCATGAAGCACGAAGACTGTATTTTGCGCATACATTCAAAGTTGGATAAGGAATATATTATTTTTAACTCATTCGATTGGGAAGACGCCCAGTCATAGAAAGGCATTTAAATGTTTCAGCAATTAACAATCGTAGGAAATTTAGGAACAGACCCAGAGCTTCGATCTACTCAAAGTGGAAAGCAAGTAGCAAACTTCAGTGTTGCAACAACCTATGGCTTTGGCGACAACAAAAAAACCGAATGGCACCGTGTTGTTGTTTGGGATAAAACCGCAGAGGCTTGTGAAAAGTTTTTAAAAAAGGGCAGTAAGGTATTTGCACAGGGACGTTTAGAGACAAGATCATGGGAAGATAAAGAAGGTAAAAAGTGCTATGCAACAGACATGGTTGCCAATGAAGTTAAGTTTTTGGACCCAAAGGAAAAGACAGACAATAACAATAATGGCTGGGGTGATAATGCTCCTAACCCTAGCACAGACGATGCTCCGTTTTAACCAAACACAAAACCAAATTAAAACCGACTTAGTTTTTGAGGGGAGGCCGGAATGAAAAAAGTTTACAAGGTCCAGGTGCAATTTACAGTTGACGGGATAATAGAAGTTGAGGCCGATTCAAGAATGGCAGCCTGGGAGGAAGCTAATTCTAACGAGGACATTTATTGTCTTGATGACGCTAAAACAAAAGATGTTGCTTGTTGTACGATTGTAGATATTTCAACTTCTGGAGAATCAAAATGAGCAAAGACAGAGTAAAATTTAGTGATATTCAACTGTTTAATTCTACAGATGGTGAAGTTTATATATTAAAAATCCCCAAAGAAAAATTCGAGAGTAGAAGTTTCATCTGCGATTTGGTTGGGCATCAGTCGAGGTATATGCACAATGGTAATTACAAATGTATATATTGCAATCAGGAAGCAGATAATCACTGGTATTTCCCTAATCAAAACAAACAAGTTTGTAGTAACTCAGGCCACACTTTCCCAGATCCCAATACTACTAAATGTTGGAGATGTGCTGAAACAGTCGAAACCGAACAAACCAAAGAAGAAAATGAACAAACCCAACAAACCCAACAAACCATAGACCAAATAAACGCAATGATTCGCAACGTCGAGGATAGCCTTGTAGATATTAAGGCGCTTGTTGCTGGGATGATGGGGAAGTGATGACCTCTAACGACAAATTCAACGAGTGGGCCAAGGAATATTTTGGGGCTAGTGATTTACAGGTGGATTGTGATCATAAGTGGTCGTATGAATACTTTTGTAGCTACTGCGAGTTGTCCGATCAAAAATGCAGACATACCCAAGTAGCCAAAGCCGCCTGGATGGCCGCAACTAAAGCGGCTGGGGAGAAGTTGTGAGCAGAAAAAGAAAACCTAAAAAATGCCCTTGTTGCCGTACTCGGCCCGATGCTTATTCCCGTGTATCGGCTACCATGGACACCGAGACAGTTTTGTATAGCTGGTATCAATGTCAATCAATATACGCTTGCACTATTGGTAGCTGTATAAAGCCGGGTAAATATCAGCATAAGAAAATGGTTCAGGGGTTTAATAAAGCGGCTGGGGAGAAGTGATGACTGAAATGTTGTATGTAGGCGAAAATAACTGCCAGTATTGCGGTAAAGTAATCACTAGTAGGTATAAATTTAACCCTTTTACCTATCCATATGCTACGAAAAAATGTTCAAGAATACTGTGTACCGTTTGGGTTAAGTGGAAAAAGTTTTATAAGCCCAAAGCCAAAGCCCTAGCAAATTGGATCTTAGAGGTGTGTGACTAATGTTCAAACCAGGAAGAACCTACCCAATGAAAGGCGGCGGAACGTATCATGTTGCTTCTTTGGAATTTCCAGGGCCAAAACCAATTATAGGATGGGACCATAAAAGCCGGGTAACTTTCCGAACTAAGGAGGGTCGCTATTGGCTTGGAGAAAACCGACCGGACCGGACTGATTTAATACCAGAAGAAATTGACCCACCCAACCAAAGTCAAGCGAGCCAAAGCCTGAAGAATAACCAAAAACCATTATAAGCCTAAAAGGGGAAAACATGTTAGCTTCTGAGAGTGTTGACAATATGATTACAGAACCGTATGCTAGTTGTATGCCGTATGTAAGACAAGAAAACCTAACGCACCGAAAAACAGAAATCTTTAGTGTGAGGGTTCCTTTGATGACAAGTGTTTGCATTGAGGACCTGGTTTCAAAGCTAAGTATCTATGATAAAAGCGAAGTGCTTAGGGAAATTTTACAACGTGGCATTGATGCCCTCGAGTCTGAGTTTTCTGAAACGGAAGCAAACAGGCGATAAAAACTAAATAGGTAAGGGATTGCATGGAAGTAGTTCAAAAACCAATAGGTCAGCTTCATAGCGACCCGAACAACGCGCGTAAGCACGACCCAAAGAATATTCAAGCCATTAAAGGCAGTCTCGCCAAATTCAAACAACAAAAGCCCATAGTAATAACCAAAGACAACATTGTCCTAGCAGGTAATGGAACGCTACAAGCGGCCAGAGAACTTGAGTGGCAGCACATTGACTGTGTTGTTACGGACCTGGAAAGCTACAACGCTACGGCCTTTGCACTTGCTGACAACCGGACTGCGGAACTTGCGGAATGGGATGAGGGTGTATTGGCTGAAACGCTTAAGAGCCTGGACGACTTTGATTTTGATATTGGGGATATTGGGTTTGATGATTCGTTTTTACCGGACGAAGAACCAACTCAAGGAAATATAGAAGACGACCTTATTCCCGACACTGAAGACAATGAATTTGGTGTGCAGTTGGGCGATGTTTGGAAATTGGGCGAACACCGTTTAATGTGCGGCGATTCTACTAAAAAAGAAAACGTTGAATTGCTAATGAATGGTGAAAAGGCCGATATGGCTTTCACTAGCCCGCCTTATAATGCTGGTAAATCAGAAAAACTCAGCGGAAACTGCCATTCTGGAGACAACAAGTATAATAACTACAACGATAACAAGAGCCATTCAGATTATTTGAAAATGTTGGTTGATTTTACTGAAAATTGTTTGGTCTATGTAGATTTGTTGGTTTGCAATATGCAGCAGCTTTCAGGAAATAAAATTGCATTTTTAGAGTACCTTAACGAGTTTAAAAATAATGTCATAGATATATCTATATGGGATAAAGGTCATGCAGCTCCTGTGATTGCTCCTGGGGTTATGTCAAACAGGTTTGAATATATGGTTTTTGTATCGAATAAAACAAGCCCATCAAGATCTATACCCTATTCTAGTTGGAGAGGTAAATTTCAAAATGTTTTTTGTGGCGATAGACAGAATAATAATATTTATTCAAAAACACATGCTGCAACTTTTCCAGTGTCCACTCCTGAACATTATATATCTAATATTTCCGACGATTCAAAAACGGTTTTAGACCCTTTCATGGGTACTGGATCAACCCTAATAGCCTGCGAAAAAACCAACCGCAAGTGCTACGGCATGGAACTAGACCCGCATTATTGTTCTGTTATAATTAAAAGGTGGCAGGACTTCACCGGCCAAACAGCTTCAAAGGTTGCTTAATGGCAGGCGGACGCCCAACTAAATACGACCCAAGCTACTGCGATATGATTGTTGAAGAGTTTTCAAAGGGCGGCGCTATGAGAACTTTCGCCCATTTAATCGACGTTGAGACTAAGACGCTTTATAATTGGATGGATAAACAACCAGAGTTTTTACATGCCATAAATAAGGCAAAGAACGCTTCCTTTGTTTTTTGGAATAAAATAAACATTGGTTTAGCTACTGGAAAGCTTAAGGGTAGTGCTGCCGTTTGTATTTTTAACACAACTAATAGGTTCCCAGAGTTTAAGCGTGACGGCTCAGGTGAAGACGATGCAGACACAACTTCAGACAAATGGGAAGACCCTGAAAGTTTGACGTAATGATTTTAAAGAACCCATTCCAGGTAGCCGCCTACAAGGACAAGACCCGGTTCAAATACTTGCTTGCTGGCCGTCGAGGTGGAAAGACCTTCCTAATTACCAATGATATATGCAAAACAATTAGAAGCTCCAAACGTGGTTCAAAGATCTTTTACATTGGCCCGACTAACACACAGACCAAGGCGTTAATGTGGGAGCCGTTAGAGGAAGCCTTTCGAGAACGTGGCTGGGAATATGAGCCAAAGGTTTCAGAGCAATACTTCAAGCTCTATGGCAATCGTAAGATTTATTTAATTGGTGCCGAGAAAATTAGTCGTATTCGTGGTCATGCGTGTGTCAAAATATATTTGGATGAGTTAGCCTTCTTTACTAAGCCACTAGCAGAAGTCTGGAGGGCATGCCGCCCAACGCTTTCAGACACTAAGGGTGAGGCAATCTTTGCAACAACGCCCAATGGTAAGGGAACGCAAGCCTATGACCTATGGATTGAGGCCAAGGCAAAACATAACTGGTCTTGTCACTCATGGAAAACTATAGACAACCCATACATACCGGCAGATGAAATTGAAGAAGCTCGCAAAGAATTAGATGAGAAGTCTTTCCTTCAGGAGTATGAAGCTGAATGGCAATCGTTTGAAGGTCTTGCCTACTATAGCTTTAACGAAAACACGCACATTAAAAAACAACCGGATATAGACACAAACCTTGCGCTCCACCTATGCTTTGACTTCAACGTAAATCCAACAACCCTATTGCTGTCACAGTATGACGGCCAAAAACTCAGGTATAAGAAAGAATATTCATTTAAGAACAGTTCAACAGAGGCGACTATCAAAGCTTTCTGCGATGACTTTGAAGACCAAAAGAATTATCTCAGGATTAAAGTACGCGGTGATGCTGCCGGCAAAAACAGGTCTGCCAATACAGGTAAATCAGACTATCATTATGTCGAAGAGTTGTTACAGTTTAGAGGCTTTCAGTTTGAGCGCCAGGTTCCCAGAGCTAACCCTGCTATTGTCGATAGGGTAAGGCATGTGAACAGTTGGTTGCAGCCGATGGAAGGACCGCATAAGATAGAGATAGACCCCTGTTGCAAAGACTTAATCAGGGACTTAGCAGCACAGGAACTAAAGGGCAGACACCCAAGCGATCATAATAACCTGGGCCACAAAGCAGACGCATTTGGTTACGATATAT